TACCTCACCCTTCATGGAAGTGGTAAGCAATGTATTTGCTTTACCTTTCATAGGAATGAAGCCGTCACCAACGACCATGTTTGTTTTATCTTCGATTATTCTTCGTAACGTCGGCGAATTATTGACAATGGCAATAAGGCTCTTTAAAAAGTCATCCTTTTGAGTGAAGAACCTTACCCATTTTGCCCCCGTAAAATCAAGCCTTTCCCGTGACGGCTCGTTAAAAATATCTTCCTTTACCAGCATGGTATTGGAAGTATCTAATGTAACCGAGGCAAGTAAAGGGCTTTGATTCCGTTTACTTACCCTGTTGTTCCTGTTCGGGACTGCCTGTATTTTCTTTAATTGTTGGCTCATAGCTTTTTTTCTCAGGGGTATAAATGACGTGTTGCCCAACGTCATGAGGGCTTGATTTATACCAAGCCCTCAATTCGTTTTGTGAAAGTTCGCCGATAGTTTTTCGAATGATTCCAGCTTTGCCCGAAAGGTCAGCCCCCACGTAAAGCATTTGTTTGCTTTTATCTCTAACTATCATATTCAAATTAATCTAAGGCGTTCATCACTGTTTCGCCGTTAACGATAAACCTTGCTTTGTTCGTGGTTCTACAAGTAATGGTAAGCGTCTCTTGGTTTGAATCGGTAAACAATGCACCAGATAAACCTTCGGCGCTTGTCAACCTTGCCACCCTTTTCTTTGCCCCAATGGTTTCAACTCCCCAAATCCAATAAAGCCCAGTATTTTCCACGTGAACACAAACCAAGCCGCAAGCCTGATTCGCCATGTCTTGAATAAGGTTTCTTAATTCCTGATCGCGGCAATTAATGATTCCTACCAAACTTTGTTCAATGGCTACTGACAAAGTATCTGGATCTTGCGTCACCGTTTCCGTGAATGCTCCTGAGTTGTCCCTAAATTCAATCTCGTAAAAAACGGCAGCCGTGGAAGCCATTGTTATTGCCGTGGTTGCTCCCGATGCGTTGTTGGTAATGCTTGTTACTTGATTAGCATTGGCAATGTAAAACTTACCAATACCACCAGCGCACGTTCCGTCTGTACATTGATTAAGCCAACCGCTTGTTATTGCGCTCATTCTTTTTTATTAGTAGCCTAAGCTGATTAATGATGGGTGAATATAATTCACGCCCATTTTGAAGCGCGCTTTAATATACACCTTTTCGTCTTTCTGGTCGTACCAAAGTTCTAAAGCCGTCTCAGGACTTAACACGTCGGTCGCAAGTACCTTGTTTTGAGGCGTAGTATATTCAACGTAATGCGGCTTAGTTGTTCCAAGTCCTGTTGCAATATCATCCCAACGGAATTGAGGAATCACAGTTACGCCACGGAAGGTAAATTGCTCAACACCGTTAATCAACTGAAGTAAACCATAGTCACCACCACCGCCGTTTTCAATGTCCTCACGAAGCTGAGAATAAACGCTTTGAGTAACATTGAACACCTTTTGGTTAGCAGGTAAACCTTTCAACTGCAAAGGAGCTTGGTCATACACCGCGCGAAGGATTGCGAAGCCGTCACCCGCGCCAAGGTCTGTACCTGAGCCTGTGTTGCAACGTGGAACCAAGTCTTGTGTAACCAACTGAGGATAATAAACAGTCCAAAAACCGTCTAATGAATCAAAGTTAGGGTTATTGCTTGACTGGTCACCGAAGTAAGAAAGACGGGTAATGTCGTTTCTTATCGCCTGTTGTGTACGGGTCAAAAGAATGTTTTCAATCAACGTTCCCGAAACATCTGGAAGCCTTGTGCCTGTTTTTAATAACTCCTCGAAAACGGTATCCTCGAACTCATCCCAACACATTTCTAAATCCACCTTCATTTTTTCAACGTCAATGGTGCGCTGATAAATGTCAACCGAGCCAACTGGATTAAATCCGCAGCCTGAGTATTTACGTACAATGTTTTCCAACTGTTGTACAAAAACCATCTTCTTTTTATTCGCAACGTTTCCAAGTACACGGAACTGTCCGCGTAAATCATCGTCAAAAAAGACTGGCTCTAAAAAAATGTTATTTGCCTCCGTGCCTCTGAAGGATACGTCAAGTTGGCTTATTTCAACTAATGCCATTTGTTTTTAATTTTAAAGGTTTGGGTAAGAAATGGTTGCAGACGTATTTGTCAAAACAAAAGCATCCTCAATACCAAATGAAAACTCTGTTTTTGCACCTGCAGTTGTTGCTACGGCAAATAATACTTTCCAATCATTACCCGCGTTTAACGCCGAGGTATTAATTTGTAAAATAGCAGTTGGTGCTGAGGATTGCCAGTTGGCGTATGCCTCATTTCCTGATTCGTCAATTACGGTAACCTTGTAAAAATCGCTTGCACTTGTTACCCCTGTCAATGGTGCAAAGTTTAAACGCTTTCCAGCTGAGGAAGTGCCATAAGTGAAGGAAACGGGAATGCGATCCGTAAAGGTATCGATGCCGTATAATTGCTCCGCGTTTACTCCATTTGCATTGGCATAAGGGTTAGTGCGGTTTAAACTGTTTTGCCCGACGTATGTATTTGAATCGAGAAAACCATTAACGTTTGCTGTTGCCATTATCTTTGTGAGATTTTAGTTTGAACTAATGAAGCGAAAGAATCAAAGTAACTCGATTTCGCTTTTGTTTCCTGAGTTTTTTCATGTGCTGAGCCGCCCGAAGGAAGTCCAACGCCTTTTTTAACTTGCGCCCGAAGTGCAACCAATTCATTTCCCAATGTTTCAAGAACCGCCTCAATTTCATTGATAGAGTTCTTTTGTTCATCGGTCTTTTTGTACATTGATTCCATTTCCTCTTTTTGCTTCGAGTTAATGGCATCCATTTCATCGGGTGACATTACAATGTAACCTTTTTCCTTTAACATGGAAATAGCTTTTTCAACTTCATCCATCTCAGGCTCTTCGATTACTTTCTCCTCTTCCTCAATAACATTTTCCACGGGTGGAGTTTCGTCTATGCTATTAAGAAGGGATTTGATTTTTTCTAAAATAGAATTACCCATTTCATCTTCTTTTTTTGTGTTTGTTAATAATGCGGCTGGAACATTTAGAAATTTGCTTAGGCTATTTTGCAACGGTAACATGTCTATGTTTTTTTCGCCAACTTTCACAATTTCATCAATGAAGCCAAATTCCAATGCTTCCTGAGCGGTCAGCCAAGTCTCAGCTGCCATCATATTCGTAATAATTTCTTTTAGGTTCTTTTGGTCTCCTTTGCGTTTAATAACCGAAGCCGTGTAAATGTCAAGTAACTTTGATTCCATCTTGTCCAATAATTCAGCCGTTGCCTCAAGTTCGTCGGCGTTACCCATCGTATAACTCCAAGGGCGGTGAATCATCATGAAGGCGTTTTCAGTCATTTTAACATTGTCAGCCGCCAACAGTACAACCGTTGCAATGCTTGCTACCAAGCCGATTCCTGTTGCCGTGGTTTCTTCGGGATAATTTGCCACTAAATCCGCAATACCCATGCCTTCGGTGACGCTGCCACCGCCTGAGGATATTGTTAAATTAATTGGCTGCCCGTTCGCCTGGTTAATTTTGGTTCTTACTGAATTGTAAGAATTAACCGATTCCGAAATTTCCCCTAAAATATCTATACTTACTTTTGCCATGTTTTTTGCTTTGTTCTTTTGTATCGCCTTGTACTTTGCCTCCGCCCAAACCCTCATGGCACTTCCACCCCATGCGTCATACATTACTGAGCCGCAAATTTCAGAACCATCTTCATCAAAGTATTTCCCTTGATCATACGTCTCCGCGCGACTTAAAAAGGAATATGTACGCTGAACCGTTTCTTCGCTTAATCCCTCACCATTTGCGATTTGATTCGCACGTTGCCATCCTACAAGCGTTCCGCAATCCGTGCCATTCTTTTTATGGTCGAGTGCGCGTCGTGCGTTGTTCTTTGCAGCATCTGGATAATCGGCGTATGTCATAAAAGAAAAATAATTTATTTACAAAATTACTCGCTATCGTTTTTATCTTTTCTTTTTTGCTTGATTTGATAACCAAACCGCTCAGGGTGCTGAACCATGTTATAAACGTGCTTCTTACTTATTCCCGTTCGTATGCTTATTTCCATCATGGCATCCATTTTTGAATCATTTGAATAAAGGCTATTTGGATAAAGGTGCATAACCATATATTTCGCCACCGTCTTTTCCTTTACCACGTCTGTTTTAACGAGGAAGGAAATAAGGTGAAAGAAACTGGGTGTAATGCTTTCCTTTTGGCAAAATGCACTGTATTTATTCAAGATTTCATGGGTAAAATCCTGCAATAAATCTTTGTTAATCATTTCAAATTCATCCATTTTCATTCCAATATTGCACTATTTGCCTCATTTTACCAACGACTTTTGTCCGACACGCGGGACAATTTCGCCGCTCAGGCTCATAATGATTAACAAAATTGTTATAAACATTGAACAAATAATCCATATCATTCGGGTCAATGCTTAAAACCCTGTATGTCCTGTTTACCGTGGCGGTAACTTGCGCCTTGTATTCCTCGGGGATGCGAGAACCAAGTTCTCCCCAAATGTTATCCGTCTTCATGCAATTACACATTTATAAAGTGGCGTTTATTTTCAACTTGTTTCCCTCAGCAAGATCGCGCGCAATATCCTCACTTACAACGTAAGCTTGTAACCGGTCTATCCTGTTGTTTATCGCGTCGGTCTTTGCCTCCATGACTTGTAAGAATTCATTCATGTTCCCCTGTAAACCTAAGCCTTGTATCGGTGGGTTAATCGGTGGAACCATGCCACCCTCCGCGAAACCTTTGATACCAAGTTTTCTAAAGGTTGGAGAACCGCCAAGTAAACTTTGTTGGCGTTGATTCAATACAACCTCACCACGTTTAACATACGCAAGAACATTATCACCATTTGACCGAGTTGGTATATTTTGCTTTTGATTCACCCGTTGCCCTGTGACTACGCCACCCTCAGCAAGGGGCTGGGCTATAATCGTAGCCGTTTGTATTCCTGCGAATACACCTGCGGTAATTGCTGAGCCAATAGTAAATGGCGGACCAGGTGGAACGGCTAAAGCCCTGTTTACCGCCAACGCTCCTTGAATGATTGATTGAAGAATGGCAATTTTCTTTTCAGCCTTTGCGGCTTTTAATTGCAATGCTTCGGCTTCTTTGTTTCTTGATTCTAATAACGCCTTTTCTTGAACAATCTCTTTTTCTAATCGCCTCTTTTTTATACCACTTGCCTTTTCGGCTTTGGCTTCAAGGTTTGCAATATTTTCTTCTGTCAATTCAATCTGCTCATTTAATTGGTCGGCATCCTTTTTAAAACGGGCTTGCTGAACCGTGGAAAAAAAGTCGGTTACTAAAGAAGCGGTTTGTAAATAAGTTTCTATTCTCTTTGCGCGTTCCTCTAACTCTATCTCTTCCTTTTTTCTTTGTTGCTCCCTAAATTCGTCCGCGTTTTTTGTAACCTCTTTAAATACCTTTTGAATGTCCTCAACCTCCTTTTTTAATAACTCTGGGGGCTTTGTTGTCAATGGAAGCGTTGCAAGTTGCTCAGCGTTTTTCAAGTTGTTAAGCAAGTTACCACGCGTGGCATCGGCTAATATTTGATTTTGTTCTTCAACCGCCGTTTTGATTTGGTTGTTAATTGCGTTTAACTTTACCGCAAGTTCTTTCTGTGTTCCTGAGCCAACCACGGCGTTTGAAAACGCGCTTTGTAATTCGGAACGTTGGTTTTCAAGTTCTGCAAGTGAACCTTCGGTAAATGATTTTACAAACTTTTCACCGCCTTTTGAACCTGCCTTAGATGGATTAAACTTTTCTAATTCTTTTTCAAGTTGCTTTATTTCTGATTCAACCTTTTTAAATTCTGGAGTACCAAAAACCAAGCTTCCACGCTTTTTCTTTTTATCGGCAATAGCTTGATTTAATCCATCTTCCGTCTTTAATAACAACGCTGCATCCGCCTTGCTTTTGTTTAACGCCGCCTCCCTTATTTTTTCAGCCCTTGCCTCATTTTCCAAAAATGCTTTTCCGCCGACTTTATTTATATCGTCTTGAAGTTTCTTTTCTGCATCAAGTTTCTTTTTATTTGCCGCAATGGTTGCGTTTAATTCTTTTTCGCTATTCTTTGAAAAACTTTTAGATATAATTCTTGAACCTTCATCGGCTATGAATTTAATTGCGTCGTATCCTTTTCCAAAACCATCAACCACGGCGTTAAATGCTGAAAGCAAAGGTTGGACAAAAAATATAACCACGTCAAATAAAACTTTTCCAAGTTTACTTAACCCGTCAGTAAATTCCTTTCTTCTTATTTCAGCATCTGCAACCGATTCCGAATATTTCGCCGTTGCTAAATTGTTCGCCTGAGTGACTTTTAAATTCTCTTTGACTTGCTTTTGAAGATTTGTATCTGCCTCAAATAATTTATCCGTATTACTTACAACGTCTCCAAGGGTCAAAACATAGTCCCCAGCATCCTCACCAGCGGACTTGAAAAGAGTTGATATTAATGTTTGTAATTCTTTACCAGATACACCACTGTTTTTTATTTCATCCGTTACAATCTTTAAAGCCTGTCCGCTTGATATTGCACCGCTGTTTAAATTATTGAATAATTGATTTGTAAACTCTTCGCCAAATGCACCAATAAAAGCATCCCTTGTTCCCGATAATTGTTCCTTAACTGTTATTCCAAATTCCTTAATAGCATCTAAAGCCTTGTCGTCAAATACCCCTTTGTTTGCAGCGTCGATTGAAACGGCTAAAAATTCCTCAATACTCAAATTAGCTGCCGCAAATTGCGCGGGATATTCCTTTAATTGTTGAAGGAAATTACCCTGAGAATCCGCACCCTTTAAAAAACCTTTTTCAATCGCGTCAAAAGCTTCTTCAAATGATACTCCAAATTCATTTTTTAATGTGTTTGCCGCCGCCGCAATGTCATCCGCGTTTGTTTTAAATACCTCACCAATCGTTTTAGCACGAGACGAAACAAGGTCAAGGTCTTCGGAGGCAACACCAAAGTTTTCTAAAGCTAATTTAAGGTCGTTTATTTCTTTTGCCGCCTGATTAAGGTCTCCTATAATTCCGCTGATTGCGTTAAATGCCGTTAATGCTAAACCAACCGCGCCTAATCCAATGTTTGCAGCCCCCGTTGTTTTACCAAGATTTGCAAAGCCCATTGATAAATCACCAACCAATCCTGTAACATCGCCAATTGTTCCCCCAAGTTTCGGGAAGAATTGCCCCAATGCCTCAGTATAACCGCCAACGTTTCTTTGAAATTGTCCAACCGTGGCATCAATGCCCTTTAGTTTTTTATCAAGGTTATTGATTGAAACCAATAAATCTTTTGCCTCCTGACTTGATTCTTGCTCAGCCGCAGCCAAATCCTTGTATCGGTTGCGCTGGTCATTCAATTCCTTGCTTAACTTGCGATAAGCCCCGTTGGCTTTGTCGGTTGCGGTTATTTCTTCGTTACGGCTTTTGATTTGTTCCTTAACAACTTTGTTAACCTCCATTTGCGCCGCCTTCAAGTCAACCAACTTTGTTTCAAGTTTCTTTATTTCTTGAACGTCCGTTGTTTTCTTTAACTCAGCATTCACGTCGGCAATAGCTCTTTTTAACTCCGTTGCCGTTTCAACCGTTTTGCCAAGCCCGTCTATTTGTATTTGAAAACCTATTACTTGTGCCATTATCCTTTTGTTACTCCGTTTACAATAACTTCATAATTTGCCCCATCGTAATGGGTATTCACATTAATTCCAATGGTTGAGCCGCTAATAATATATTGAATCGTTGGTATCAACTTTTGACCATTCTGGAATACAAGTACATTTGCATTCGTGTTGCTTACCTGAGTGATACCCGAGTTAACCGCCAAGACAAGAACATTGGTCATTGAGTTAAGGAACGGCGTGTAAGACAACTGAATGTTAACCGTCGCTCCATTTGCTCCCACTAAGCCGCTTCCTGATCCTGTCACCGTGCCACCTTGCGGAGGTGCGCCTGCCAGTGTAATCGTATTTGACACTTTACTCAGGTCATTTACATTTGGCTTTTCATCGTATAAAATAACCGTTCTTGCTGGGCTATTGGATTTGGGATTGTATTCAAGTTCTTGAATGATGAAATTGGAACTTCCAATCATTCCCTTGCGTCTGAATGACAGTTGCGTTATGTCCTTGTTTTCCCATTTGACAAAGGTCGTATATTGCTTTCCAAGTTCAATCCTTTTGTATGTTTGTAAATGAAACGTTTTAAAAACGCCTTGCATCACATTTGTATAATTCGTGACTTCATCGGAAAAAGAAAGGTTAAAATCGCCGCCGCTCGGGTCATTGTAATTTACCATGAAAGCCGCAGGAAAATCAAAAGCCGAAGCCGCCGAACTTGCTTCATCGTATAATCTTACGTATCCGTCTAAGCCGCTGCGCCTACCTGCGTAATAAAGTAAACGAGGTGCCAAGTTATAATTGGGTTCTGCATCTGGCACCGTATTATAATCGTCGCCAAAAACAAGTGGCATCTGCGCCCCGTATGTTCCACCCGTGGTAATGGCAACGTCGTTTATATGAATGGCTTTTGCAAAGAACTTTGTATAAAGAAATTCAATGCCATTTGGAAAACGATCCTCTGGAAAGTTGTAACCCCCTGAGTAAATGTTAACCCCGCGCCTTGCTTCTTCTTTGTTTGTAGTGTCATCATCCGTGGCATAAGCCAGTACCTGACTTGATTTGTAATTATCAAGAATGGTTAATTCGCTTCCGTCAATGTCACGGGTATTTAAGTCGTACTTATTCGTGTCCTTAAAAAAGCCGTCAAACGTTGTAAGGGTAATCGCTCCACTTGCGTTGGCTCTGTACCTCACCGTATAATTGTCCTTTGGATACGCGTAAACCTGTTTACTTAATACGTCTGTCTCCCATGCTAAATTAAAAATGGTTGTTAAGTCCGCAATAATATCTTTAACATACCAACTATTAGGTATAACATATTGCAAATTTACGGTTTCTCCTTCCTCTAATCCTTCCTTTTGCGCCACCACGGAGAATGAACCACCGATAACTAAGTTAAATGTGACATTCTCGTACCTTAGCCTCATTTTAACCGTGTCCCCTGCCACCAAGTCCCCCAGGAATTCAAGCGCAATAGAATCATTCAACGTGGTTTCATTTGTCAAATCATACGTTGAAACATTATTTCCATTAACCTCAAAGAAAAGAATGAGTTCTGCGAATTGATTTAAGTCACCAATGGAAGCCGTTAAGGTAACGTTCAACTCGGCGATTAACTCATACAAGGCATTAATAGGAACGGTATAAACGCCTCCTGAGTAATTACCTCCTGTGTCAAAGTTCGGTGACGTTGTTTCGTTTGTGAATGCAATGTCAACCGTTCCATAATCACCAGCCGAATAAACAAAGGATGAAGGCGAAGGATTGGACGCCCTCATGTTTACAAAATCTGCAATATAATCAGCATCAAGATTAAGACCCATGGGAATAATCAATCGGCTGAAAGGATCCGTTTTGAAAATACTGTTTAATTGATAACCTTTATTTTGAAAAGCCTTTTCCAGTATTTGCCAAATAAAAATGGCGGGCGTCAACTCATTGTCCACAATGTACGTTTCGTTTTCCCACGCTTTCCATTTCATCAGGATAAAGCAATGTTCCGAAGTCAATGGATTGTAATTGGCTTTTACCGTCGCCGTGGAAACGGTTATGTCCTGCCATCCCAATGACCTAACTAAGATGTTACCCACGTCTGCGAACCAATCCGCGTTGTTTCCAATCAAAGCAACCTTGTAATTATTCGCCTTGAATCCGTGGTTCATGGCATTCAATTCGCCTGAATCCAACCGTGCTTTTCCTGTGAGAATTGGAACACCATTTGCCTCAAGGCGTGCAGGAAGTAACTTGTAAGCATTGGTTACAATGACGTTTGGCGTCTCAATGTTTTCAAAGATTTCAATGTTTGTCTTTGTACCTGGTAATGTTACATTCCTCTTTGAGTGCGCTCCAGATATGTTACCAAGTTCAATGTTTTCAATCGAATAATCAATGGTTACATTAACATCCTTTTGGTTTAAATCGACTTCTTGATTATTTATAAATAATTTTATCATAACTGAGCGACTGGCGTATTTTGGTAAATGATTTCAAATGAAACACCAATATCCGTCGCCCTGTTGTTATCCGTGTTTATCTCCCCGTTGGCAATGGTAATGTTTACATATTTCCCATTCTCAATAATGTACACCTCAGGACTATTAAACATTGTTGAAATATACAAAGCATCTTCATGACTTACCGCCACCGTGACCGTCTTACTTTTGTTTGACCTTTGATTAACCTTAATTACATTTTTATCAAATGTGTTTGCCTTTGGACTTGCGGCAATGTTCCAACGCTGAGCAAGGTTAATCGTGTCCGCGTTGCTCGTTTGCTTATCAATCATTAAGCCTGTAAACTGGTAACTTTCCGCGCCGCCATGCTTACCGAACCAATGAAGCTCGATATTATCGTTGCAATTTGGGTAAATGTAAATACGTTGCCTTTCGCTTTGCCTTGTAAATGCTCCGTCGTATGAGCCAACGGACACATCGTAATAATCGTATAAATCTGGATTGGTTGGAAAATTGCCCGCGTGAAATATGGCGCTGCTTCCAAATATATTTGATACGCCAACGGACAAAGAATATAAATCATTATTTGCCGTGGAGTTTAAATTGTCAACAATCGTAACGGCTGAAGATCCTGACTTAAAATAAAATTCAAATTGAGCCGCATTGGTGCCGCGTCCGAGGTAACTTAAAAATATGTTACCTGAGGAATTGCATTTAATAAAATCATTCCTTTGTGTAAGGAACAAAAAAGGATTTGCCGACGGTTGGTAAAAGTCCCCCATGTCATATTCCCCATCGACAAACAAGGAAGGCAACACGTATGCCGTGGTGCTGCTTTGCGATGCCGTGGAGGTAACGACGAAGCCCGATGAATTAACTGTTTGATTAAACGCCGTGCAATACAATGATGAAATAACGTCGCTATTATTTGTAAGGCTGAATCCGTAAAGGTTTCCAAAGAAACTTGTTTTGGCGTTTGTCTTTGGTGCAAGTTGTCCAATTAAAAACGATTGGACATTCGTGTCAAACACCGCCGACGTTCCACTTGTTCCCGTTTGCGCTGCCAAAAAAGATCCTTCAAGCGTTCCATCAAGGTAAACATTGACTTGCTGCTGAATAACGCCCGACGGTTCAATGGAGCGAAACGCCACAGGGTAAAGGCTGCTTGATATGGTATCAGGGTTTATCGTGTAACTCATCTGTTTAATATTGATTTGTAAAATGTTTCAACCGTGGCTTGAATACTGTATGTAATCGCCCTGTTTATCAAGTCAGCCATTTCAGCCTCCTTCTTTTCCAACGCCTGTTCAATGAAGCCCGTGCGTTTTCCTGTTTGTGAATGCTTTTGACTTTTAATCGTTGGCATCCCTTCTTTTTTATGTTTACTTGCAATGGCGAAGGCTATTGATTTAGCTTCTTTGTCGGAAGCGCCAAACCTTTGTTTAGCATATTTCATTAAGCCTTTAATGTATTCACTTTCCTTTCGTCCGCTGCCTGGGTAATAAGGGATCTTTGTTGCAAGTACCCCTTTGTTATTTATTGCCATGTAATCAGGAATATAGCCTTCAATGATTAATTCATTTGTTTGAAAGCGTATAACCGTTTCCATGTTCTTTATAGCTGAGCCTGTCAAGTTGTGCCCTTGTGCTTTCCATTCATTCGCCACGGCGTCAATCGCCATTTGCGCAATGTTATCCGCTAACTTTTGAAGTTCGTCTAACATGATGAAATAACGTTTAAGTTGAACGTCGCCTGTACGCTTATTAATCTTTGTATCGAGGAAAAGCTATCCAATGTCATTTGAACCCCTTCGGAAATATTACCAGCTTGCTTATTTGTATTTATCTGCAACATGAATTTTTCAGCCAACACCGTCAAGGCTGACCACTTTTCTATTTGCGTATCTTCGTTAACTGTTCCATCTTCATTGTATCCAAGTAAATCGTCAAAGAACAAAGTAATTTGATACACGTCGCGGCGTGTTATCGGGTTGTTTGTCAGCGTTGGCACGGAAAAGAAAACCCTGGGGAATAAGTTTGTACTGTTTTCCCCCACGTCGTCGTAATCCTGTGACCGTGTCCGATCCGAAGGCCAACCGAAAGAAAACCCGTTTAGTCCTTGCGTTGCGTCCGTGGTACTTTTGAATAAGTCTGCTATTTCTAATAGTGTCATTTCTTTTGCTTTTGTATCTCATTATATAAGTTATCCTCAGCCGCTTTGCTCGCAAGGTATTGAAAGACCTCATATAAATTTGCCCTTTCGCTTGATTGTAAGGGTGTGAGCCCTGCCAAGTTGAACAATCCGCACTCAGCTATTTTCTTTATTGTCAAGTACCAACCGTATTTATCATTCAATTGTCTTGAAGCGCTGGCATACTTTGCATCGCCTTGCGAAGCATAGAGGTCTGCAAATCGACTTGATAACTCTCGCTTAACTTCGTCAAAAAAAAACCAATTTCAAAGCCAACTTGTAAGGGTAATTTTAAAAAGTCAATGCAATTCCTTTGAAAAACCTCGTCGCTATACGCCTCGTCCTTTTTCCTCAGCAACACGGCAATGACATGAAGCAAGCCCTGAGCATCATTGTTTTCAATCGCCTTGCGTCCCTTGTCAAATTGGGCTGCCTCAGCGAACTCAAGCAACGTGGATTTTGCCATTAGCTTATCGGGAAGGTAATACAAAGTTCCGTTGAAATCATAAATCTGTTTGTACTTAAGTTCTTCGGGTACGCTTATCGCATTGAGTATCTTTGAGAACATGAAGGTAAGGTATTTTAACTCCAGACTTTCGGCAACCTTTCCATAACAAGCATCCAAGGGAATGCCCGTGAAATAGTTTACCACCTTTGCCATGTACGGGTATTTTACCTGAGCCTCCCAAACCTCGTCCATGATTTCAAGACACTTGTCCAATGCCTTTTGATTTGCGTTGAATTGGTCAATCAATACTGGAAGGAAACGACGTACATTGTCTTTGACATTATCTGTCAAAAGGATTATTTCCAATTCTTGCACCACTTCCGTCGGCGTTGTTTTCAAGTCAATGCCTAACTTCTTTGCATACGGTTTGATTTTATCATACGCCGCCTTCATTTGCTTTTGTGCAATCAAGGCATCAAGTTCAACCTCTGGGTATTGAGGTAAGATAAACTTATGAAAGTAAACGTATTGTTCCAGTGTTATATCCGCTGCGGTCTCAGGATAAAAATACTTTGTATCGGAGTGGCTTAAATGAAATTGTACCATTATTTTCTTTTGCTTTTTCTTGAGGGTTCGGGAATATTATCTGCGATGCTTGCGCTCGGCTCAATGTTCTTTTGATTTTCATTAACCTTTGGGGTTAATACTTTTTCATGGCTCACCAATGGCAATGATTCAGGTCTTTTTAATTCCCTATACCTTCCCGTGCCCGTCAACCGTACTGCCTTTTCAAGGTGTGAGCGAAGGAGAAGCAGTTGTTTCCTTCGCATTGGATGCTCTTGAATTTCCTTTGTTATTTCCTCAATCAGGTGAATGATGTAAACCGCCTTTTCGTTGTTTGTCATTTCGTTATTATGTTTTTTAAATGCAATTCAACTTCGCACCAGTACGCCGTGTTTTCGTCCACGTCTGAGCCAAGTTGTCCGCAAATCGTTTGATTATTACTTATAATTATGTCGGTTAAAAGCAAAGCTATTTTCTTTGCCTTTTTAAAGCCGTCGTATTCACCCGTTACATTGTGCTTGTATGGCAGTTGGTCATATATTTGTAAATGCAATTGCCTTGCTTTGTCCTGAGCCTTCATATACTTTCTATTTCGTGTTCAACCTCTTCCCAATAATAATATGTCTCATTAAAATCTTCTGTTGGATGCTTATCGTTTAATAATGTTTTTACCGCATACAAGGCGCTTTGCTTTGCCAGGATTGAAACAAGGATCTCCTGCCCAAGTTCGCCTCCGATGCTTTGAATCAGGTTGTGGTAATGATTAAATAATTCCTCTGCTTTTTCTTTTGGCGTCATAGGTTTTGTATTTCTTTTTTTACTTCTTTCCAATAATTAATAGAAGGAGATGTGTCGTGTGTAGTCGTTAAAAGATAATGGATTTTTATTAACTCATCCACGGCAGTCAACGCGTGTCCCTTTGCTTTTGACGAATCAACATGTTCAACCCAGCCTTCTAATTCATAAAAGGTCATGATGTGTTCACTAAACTTATATATTAATTCCTCTGCTTTTTCTTTTGGTGTCATAATTTTTAGTTGTGCGCAAGTGAATCCGAACCTTGCATTAAACGAAGTGAACCGTATCTAAGCGCGTCAATCCCGTGGTTATCCGCGTCCAATGGCGTTGAACTCTTTTTATCATTCCAAATATAATTCCTTAACTCATGTTTTAAATTATACGATTCCTCAGTGACAACAATAGTAAAATCAAGCATTCGTTTTATTCCATCAATTACGCTGCCCGCGTACTTTTCCGTTTTGTTTACATTGATACCGTTGCTCAAAAGCGCGTCAATCAAACGCGGCTCACTCGTGTCCGCGATAATCATGGCATCCGTTTCAACCTCATTCCTAATCTTTGTAACAACCATGTCGTAAGATAAACTTTGTTCGTAAATGATTTCCTTTACATATATCTTGTTTGCCGTGGTATCAACCGCAACTTTAACAAGTGCCAAGGGATCAGGATAAAAACCAAAGTCAAGCCCGTAGGCAAAAGGTAGGCTTGTATCAAATTCCCCTTCCACCCAGTTTGGAAATATAACGCCTTGTTTTTTATCAAGCCACTTGCCAAGGAAACGGTGTGCATACGCCTCAGGTGACTTGCTTTTAATTACGTCAATCTTTGCGATGTAATCCTTGCTTATGTTATGATAGTTGTCAAGGTACGTGGTATGAATGTGCGTTATATCCTCATGCGTGCTTATCGGTATCAAATGCCCGTCAATCGTCTCCATGCGATGCGACTTTTCAAACCACCGCTTCCATATCCAATGTTCCACGTCTTGCGGGTTCATGACAAGGATAACAAGATTAGGCGTGTCAGGCATACGTATTGATTCGTCAATGGTATCGAAGTCCTTTTCGCTTACAAATTCCTCAGCCTCGTCCACGATGAAAACATTGAGCCCAGGTATTGACTTTAGTTTTGCCGTTTGGTTTCCTGAGCTTGTTTTGATTCCTGAGAATATTATTTCGCTCTTTGTGACCTTGTGGCTTATCTGCGCGTTGGTCATGTTGAACTCATCACCCACGCCCAACAAGTCAATTTTTTCACGGAACTCTGGTATAACGGAAATGTTGGCACTTGATAACGTGTAACGTGTGAACAGTACCTTCCAATTTTTGTAAGCAAGTAACATATTACAAGCCCAAAGCCCCACGGTGAAAGACTTTGCCGAGCCACGCCCCCCAGTGATGAGGAAGTAACGCGTCCTCGGTTGCCAAAGGGCTTGGTATTTGTCACTAACCTTTATTTCCATTTATACTTATTCGTTCAACTCATTTGCCTCGTAAATAACATCCAATCCATATTGCAAAGCAACTTCATGTTCAATCTTACAACCCCGTGCATTCTCCCAGCCTTTTGCAAAATAAACAGTTGTGCATTCGCTCATATATTCAAGTGACTTTGCTAAAAAATATACAGGTATTTGAATTATTCCTCTTGATTTCATTGAGCTAGGAGAATTAAATCCTCCTGTAAAGAAAGTATTGACAACATCAAATTTTTCTTTACAGGCAAATTCAAAAAATCTATTTCTTGTTTCATCAATCTGTTCATCTGTTAAGCCATTCATTGGCTGACTAATCATTATTTTTTTCATTATTATTATTTTCCTTTGTAAATATAATCGTTGGCACGGTCACCTTTTCCCCTTGCGTCGTGATATCAATGTTTTGCTTTGCCTTGCCGTATGCCCTATCAAGGAGCAACTGAGCCGCCTTGATGTCACCCTTTGCCGCCTGTTCCCTGAGCTTCATGATAATAGCCTCCGCCGCCGTGATACCGTCTTTTTCCTGCCCCATGACATTTGCCATTATCAAGTCAAGGGCTGGGAGTTTCTTAGGGCGACCGTTGGGGTTGCCTGTCTCCCCTTTTTTCCAACGTGGTTCTATTTTTCCTTTGCCTCCCATTTCGTTGTTATTACGTTGTTTTTACCTCCACCCCGTTACGCTTAATAATCAATGTTGAATCAAGTTTCTTCATGCGGTCAATGATAACGGCGCAATATTTTGGTTCTAACTCCATGCCAAAACAACGGCGTTTCAGTTGGTGCGCGGCAACCATGGTGGAGCCTGAACCGAGGTAAGGGTCAAGAATTAATTTATTATTTTTTAACTTTTCAATACACCAACTCATTAATTCAATAGGTTTTTTTGTTGGGTGACTTATGTCTCTTAGTTTAGATTTTTCAGATTGTTGATTTATAGATTTTAAATAAACACCATAACCACCTTTCATCCACGCAACTTCTGCATCTGCTAAAAAAGATGTTCCATCCGAACTTCTTTTATCCCAAATTAACCAAGTTCCTGTATCTAATTTATTGCTAAAAATATTACCACCCCAAATAATTACTTCTTCAAAAACAGTCCAATAAGAAGGGTCAAATGGTTTATTGTCATTTTTTATATCGTCGTAATTAGTATAACTTTCAGATACTCCATTTTTACTAAATCTTGTATAATTTCCGTTCCAATTAATCCCATACGGCGGGTCTGTAATAACGCATTTAATACTCTCCCCGTTCATCAACCGTGCAACCGCATCGCTATCCGTGCTATCCCCACAAAGCAACCGATGCTCCCCAATCTCGAACAAGTCACCAATGACAATGTCCGTTTCAATGCCCCCTTCGGGTACGTCGTAATCGTCCTCACTTGCTTCAAGTTCCTCAGCCTCATTGTCAAACTGCGGTATCTCCAACCCCCACGCTTCCAAGTCCACGACCTCCCAATCGTTCGCCAGTGTGTCCCAGTCCCATGAACCTGTGTTTGCGTTCAATCGTATATTCAACTCCTTTTCGTCTGCCTCATTCAAATCAACAATGACACATTCAATTTCCTTGATGCCAAGTTTCTTTAATTCACGGACACGGAAATGACCGCCGACGATATACCCAGTTTGCTTGTTGAAAATAATGGGTTCAACCATGCCAAACTTTTCAAGGCTCTCCTTCAAATGCTTTTCCTGCTTTGCCGTGCTTTGCCGTGGGTTGTAAGGCGCGGGTATTAAATCGGCGATTTGCTTTTTTTCAATTATCATATTTTCTTCAGCAACTCTTTAATTAATCGCTTGTAAATTTTTGTTTCAATTTTCTTTTCCAACCGTCTTTGTGCGTTGATTTCAGCCGCCCTTTCTTTCCACTGTCTTTCGGCTTCTGGATCGCAATAAGCGCTCGAGTTCTGAAATTCTTTAAATGCAACCTCGACGTTTGATTCATACAAATCTTTTGCCGTGTTTTCTTTTTCGTTTGGGTCAAACGATAAATTATTATTACCTCCAGATATTGCCATTATATTCCTTTTAACACTTGTTTACGTTTGTTGTTGACGGTGAGCAAATTTCGCTCAGTCAAAAGCCATTTCCTGCCTGCCTGCAAATGATTAAAATAATTCCCATCCTTTTCCAAAGCCTTTTCAAATTGATAATACAAATCGTCTGAACCCTCGTACAACCGAACGCCTGGAACATTGAACTCCGTTATTTCCTTCGGTGCATAAGGCACGCAACCTGTGACAAGCATTTCCATAGCAAAGTTATTCGACTTACTTTGATTGAAATTGTCATTTGTCAACGGAAACACGGCGTAATGAGCCGCACTGTTTTTGATTAACTCGAAATATTGAAATAAGGAATTGTTCCACGGTATGACCTTGACATTCGGATACAATGTTTTTCCCAACCACTCAGGGATTCCAATGAATGCCACCTCGGTGTCCTTGCGGCTGCTGACATAATGCCAAAACGTATCCACAGTTTTCAAGTCCTCAATGTGCGTCATGCTTCCACGCCACAACACGCGTTTTACTTTTGCCTCCAGCTTATCAGGTGACACGGGGCAAAGGGGCGTCACTTGAAAGTCAATAGCGTTTGGAATAACCATTATCTTACTTTCGTCAAAGAATTGTTTATAAAACTCTTTGAGAAAGGGCGTTGAAACAATGATATAATCTGCATACTTGAAAGCCTTTTCAACCGATTCCTTCACCTGAGGTTTCCCGAAGTGTGCCGACGCTGGATTCGCGGCGTTAACCTCATGCAAAAGATCGTCATGGTCAAGGATGATTTTCTTACCCATCTTCTTCGCCTCAGCAATCATTGATAACATTCCGTCACCGTTTGGGCGTTGGAAGAGGATAACGTCAACGTCGTAAAAATCGTACCATTTTACCGTCTCAGGATTGAGGTAAGTAATATGAAGATTTACCATTTGTGAACGAAGCCGCATGAATGGATTAACCGAACGATAATAATCGGTGGTGGGACTGGTTAAATTGGTTACAATGCCTAACCTCATTTATTGTGCTTTTGGTAATTATCCAATAAAAGGTTTAAAACATCTTCCATCGAGTGCTTGACGTTGGTTTCCTTCCAGAGTTGAAATTGCAAATCAAGCAACTTCTTTCTTATTTTTTCGTCCCGATAGCTTACCGAAAACACGGCGGCGGCTGGTTTATTGACATTCATTTTTTTGTTCTTTTAATCTGTAATAACGTTCCATTTGGTATTTATTAACCCTCTCTTTGTTCGCTTGATACCATGCTTGATTCTTAATCCTTTTCTCAGCCTTTTTCTCAGGTGATTGGTTCTGGTGATAAAGCCTAAAATATTCCCTTTGCTTTTGCTTTTGGTATTCGGTCATGTTCTCCCGATACTGCTTTTGATACTCAGGCGTCATAATTAAAATGGGAGTGATTCGTCTTTAACTGTTGTTTCATCTGTCATCTTTGGGTTGTTCTCCCCAGCCGTTGCCTTGCCTCCAAACTCGATGTTGTTTACCATGCAACGAATGATTCCCGTCGGTTCTCCGTTTTTCATGTAAGCATTCACGCCGCCTGTTCCTTCGACCACGACATACGTACCTTTTACCAAGTGTGGCGCAAGTTTGGAACCACGTTCACCCCACATTGAGCAAGTGACCCAAACCGTCTTTTCCGTGGGATTGTTTCCAAATGTCTTTTCCGTATGAGCCACGGAGAAAGAACAAACGGTTGTATCTCCAACGGACTTAATTTCAGCATCCTGACCAATGCGACCTGCAACTATTAATTTTATCATTTTATTTTTTCTTTCTGCAAAGATAATATTTTATTTGTTATCAAATTTAAAATATTTTTTAAGAATATTTTTATATCTTTGTGGCGCAAGTTAGTTTAATGTTAAAATGTTTTGCGACGGCAAAAAGACGAAGATTAGATTCCTTCACTTGCAGGTTTAACAAGGTAGCTCAGCTGGGTAGAGCAACTGGCGACAACGGTTCGAGTCCGTTCCATACGAAAGTATGAGGTGTGTAGGGTGTCAAGCGAGTGTGTCGCGGGTTCGATTCCCGCCCTTGTTACAAAACAAAGCAAATGACATTTTTAATTTTTTCATTTGATTATGACTGGAAGTCTGGAGGGAATCAAGTTTTGCATGACTTGGCTAAAATATTGTCTAAGGATTATACAACTTATGTTTGCGCAAATAAAACCTTGATTGATTCAAAGGCTATTTGTGTAAATTTTGACAAGGCGAAAGAACTTGCAGCGTTGAATGATACCATTACCATTTATCCTGAGGTTATAACTGGTAATCCATTTAACGCTAAAAATGTGGTGAGGTATGTTTTGTATTACCCAGGATGGCACGCTGGAGATAAGGAGTATAACGAAAGTGAACTTGTAATTACATATAACCACGAATTTGTAAGAAATACGAAATACGATAAATCTTTTATACTTACCGTTCTCGATCCTAAGTTAAGCATCATGCAGAACACTGGTCAACAAAGGGATAAAATAGGATTGCTTGTAAGGAAATGCAAAGATTTTGATTATAAAATGAATGTTTTAAAGAGTTACAAACACTTGATTAATTTACCGATTATTAGCATTGACGAGATTATTGATAAATGTAATAATTTAAATGAACTGGCTGAAATTTATAATCAAATTACTTTATTTATAAGTTTCGACCCACATACATATCACAGTACAATGGCTGCTCTTTGCGGCTGCCAAAGCATCGTAATACCTTCCGAAGATTTATCAAAGGAAGAATTTTACAATGTTCAAAAATACGGAGTTGCTTATGGCTTTGAAAATATTGATTTTGCAAAATTAACTCAAGGTAAAATGATTGACGATCTTAAAACAATGGAACAAAACACATATACTCAATGCTCCCAATTTGTTGAACTTGTAAAAAATCACTTTATAAAAAAGTAAAGCACATGGCAAATTTCATTAAAGCAGCCCTGGACAAGGTTTTGACATACGAAACGCCGCCAGCCGTGGTAAAATACATGGAAATGCAAAGCGCCGTGGGGAATCCGCCGTGGAAAAAAAGAAAAACAAAAACAAAATAATATGAAAATTAACGAGAATGAAATTTGGAACGATGAACTAATCATTCATGGAGGGAAATATGGTGAAGAACTTAAAGTCGTAAACAAACACAAAGTTTATAGACATGACATTATTTGGTATGACCCAAAAACTACCACAGTTACTGACGCTTATTATTTGTCAAAATCTGAAGATTTGCAGCGCGATATGGTTGATTTAATGTTATTGATAAAGCATGAATCAGAAGATGAAAACACTTTACAATTTGCAACAGGTATTTATATCGAAAGAGATAATATTCCAGAACCTATTTATGAATTTAGATATTGCGATGAAACAAAGAATTATATGTATGCTCCACCAGAAGGAGAAATCATTGCTTTTTCTTTAGTTTGGGATTTGCCTTTAATGATGAAATTTAATGAAACTGAGTAATATCTAAGGGAAATTTTGTATATTTGCTTAAACTTTTTGCAGGACGCACTACCCAGCAAAAGGTATTTGGAACAACTAAAATTGTTTCACTTTTGCCCAGAAGAGTAGTGCCTTTTGGGCAATTTTTATTTTATAACTTATGAAAATATTAAAAGAAGTTGCTTATTCTAAATTTTGTTTATCCCATGGGTTAAATAGGGAACATGAAATAGAAATATATCGTGGAGATAATAATATTATATTACCTAAATTAGACATTGATTTTAATAAGGTAATATTTGTTTCTGACCCCCCATTTAATATTGGTTATCATTACAATAATTATTCTGACAAAATGAAAGAAGATGATTATTATAACTGGCTTTCCAATATTTTTGGCTCAAACAAGCAAGTTATTATTCACTATCCAGAAAACTTATATAAACATAGTTACAATATTGGTATGTTTCCTGATAAAGTTGTAAGCTGGGTTTACAATAGCAATACAGGAAAACAACATAGGGATATAGCTTTTTTTGGTTTTAAGCCAGATTTCAAAAAAGTAGCTCAAGATTATAAGAATCCAACAGACAAAAGAATTGCTAAGCGCATTCAAGAAGGTAAATCAGCTAAATTATATGATTGGTGGGAAATTAATCAAGTCAAAAATGTAAGTGCTGAAAAAACTGAACACCCATGTCAGATGCCCCTGAAGGTTATGGACAATATAATAGGAATTATTCCTGAGGATTATATTATAATTGACCCATTTATGGGGAGCGGAACAACGGGTTTATCATGTGTAAGACATAACAGAAAATTTATAGGCATTGAGATAGATGAAAAATATTTTAAAATTGCTAAAGATAGAATAACAAGCGAAATGCTTGTTTTAAATTTTTAACTCATGAAAGAAATACAACTTAATCAGGGTGTAATTACCATAGTAGATGATGATGATTTTGAGTATTTAAATCAATGGAAATGGTATTTATTAAAATCTCATACTAATTACTATGCGATAAGAACCAGTAAACCTGAAAACAAATTAATTCAGTTACATAGAGTGGTAATTAAAGCCAAAGAAGGTGAGTTTGTCGACCACATTAATGGGAATAAATTAGACAATAGAAAGATTAATTTAAGAATTTGTACTAAGGCGCAAAATAGTCAAAATAGGAAAATGAGTAAATTTAATAAATCTGGTTTTAATGGGGTGTCTTGGTGTATTAAAAATAAAAAATGGGTTGCTCAAATATCATGCGAAAATAAAAAAATTCATATTGGTTATTACATTGAACTGAAAGACGCCGCCAGTGCTTATAATCAGGCTGCTCAAAAATATCATGGCGAATTTGCAAAATTAAATGTAATACCTAAAGAAAATTTGTTAAATTTGTAAAATCTTTTGAATCAGGTAGGAGCGATTCAAAAGAACTTCGGGACAATATCCGCATTGTTCACATTGCCCAATGAACTCCTACTCGTTGGGCATTTTTTATTATAACTTATGGAGTTTTCATTTAACGTTGAATTTGCTAATCGTTACGGTATTGACGAAGCCATTATGATAAAATCCTTCCAATTTTGGATAAGGTTAAATAAGGCTAATGGAAATAATTTTAATGATGGTAAGTATTGGACGTATAATACAAATAAGTCACTTGGTTTGTATTTTACCTTTTGGAGCGAAAAGCAAGTGCGAAGGATTATTGAAAGCCTTGTCGATAAAGGTATTTTAATAAAAGGTAATTATAATAAAATTGGTTACGACAGAACGATTTGGTATGCCTTTGTTAACGAAGATTTATACCTTTCAGATAACTTTCATTTACCAGATAATGGATTTGACCAAAAGGGAAATACCATTTTACCAAATGGGCAAATGGATATTTCCAAAAGGGCAAATCGATTTTCACGAAAAGGCGAACCTATACCAGTTGCTAACCAAGTACTAAATACATTTACTAACTCAGATATTATTGAAAATCCTTCGGAATTTTCGCATTTTGAAAAAATTGAAATTACTGAAAATGAAATTAACCAAAGTAAAAAGGTTAATCCATTTACTTTAATTACACAATTAGAAAAAGAGAAAAGTTTTGCGACGAAAAGAGAAAAAGCCGCCGAGCCGAAAGCCGAGCGCCAGCCCTCCCCCACTTACGCCGCCTTCTCCGTGTTTTGCCAAACGTTTGAATCGTTATCCGGTGCCGCGTATCCAACTGACCAAAATGGACATTATATCATGATGCCCAAAGACGCGGGACAAATGGCAAATCTTCTGAAATACATTGATAAAATCGACAGGCATGGCAATAGCCTTGAGGCATTGAAGGTTTTTATCCAGGCGGCATGGAACTTGAATGACAAATGGCTGAGGGCAAATTTCACGGTGGGCAACCTTTATGGACAAGCCTCAAAGATTTTTACCGCTTACCAAACGACAAGCCCAGCCGCAAAGGACAAGGCGTATAATGACAGGATTCAGGAATTGCTTGCCGAACGCATGGCAAAGTTTCAAGATTAATAAAAACAACCAATTATGAACAATTTACCAATGATTGCAAACCGCGTGGAAGAGAAAATACAAGACGTGCAACTTGTAATTCAGAACCGCGAACTCAGGATTTTTAAAACGGGTACAAAGGAAGCGATACCAAAGATTGCGCAAGCCCTGAGCCACTTGCTCCCCGTGTATGGCATTGAGCCAAAGCCTGAGCATTTAATGGAGGTAACGGACTTTATTTCAAATTACAAATTACTTGCCGTTGATGAGATTAAACTCGCCTTTGAAAAGTTTGCAAAGCAGGAGCTTGATATTAATGATCATAAATTATACGGCAAAGTTGACCTTCATGCCATTGGGCGAATATTAACCGCTTATATAACATGGAGGCAAAAGATTTACTTTGCCATGGATTCCGATTTGCAGGCAAAGAAAGAAGAAGAAGATCGCATTAAACGCCTGGGGAAAGTGGCTGAGGAATATGACAAGGATTTTGATAATAAGTTGAAAAACTTTCAAAAGCCGCTCGATGAAATACCCGTATTTTGGTACGACGAATGTGTTAAGCGTGGTTATATCAATGAATGGAAGGAAGGGGAAAAGGAAGCCTTGTGGCTTGAAGCGCAGGAAATGGCAAAGCAGGAAAAGCCCGATTCAGATAATATGATTGATCGCAAGAACCACATGAGGAAAATAGAAGAAGGAAATATGCCCAGAGCCCGCGCACTTGCTTACAAGTTAGCCGTATGGCGCAAGGTTTTGCTAAGATAAGTTTCATAATTTGGTTTTGTTTTGGTGGGGCATAGAAATTATGCCTCACTTTTTTTTAATTTATTTTTGTAAATATTTTTTTATTCAAATAATTATATTTAAATTTACGTATTGAAACAACATAACGATATTTCACACAACAAAAACAAACGATTATGACAACTTTAGAAATTAATTTAGAAAGAAACGAAAAAAATGTATTTTGGGCGGCTAATGATACTGCTGGTTGGTATGCAATTTCAAGGGATGGAATAAATATGATAACTTACTATGAAGGAAAATATACTTTCTCAATAAAAAAAGATGTAGTAAGATTTTATACTGAAAGAGGTTTTGCTAAAAGAATTACCCAACTTTTAAATAGAGGTTATTAAAATAATATAGGTGAACTAATGCCTTTCGTGAAAGTCGAAAACACTTGCAGATACCTGGTTACAGGCTAAAAACAGAAACGTGACGTAAAAATTAGTGACAGCTCGGAGAGACGGCAATTTTTTTTTCCACCTTTTAAAACTTACCAAAATGAAAAAAGAATTTAAGGACATGTTTCAATTTCGCAAAGCATTATCAGGCGTTTTCTTGGTTGACTTTTATTATGGGTACACCGAAACAAACGGTTGGCATCATGATAATATGGCGATTGTTGATATAGAAAACATTGACGTTGTTTTAAACCGCATATACAATGAGTATAAAACAACGATAAGGTTAAATAAGAAAATTTACAAAACTCCATTTGGCTTTAGCAAGGCGCTGGGTAAAATAGATTTGACAAACAAAAAATTTAGAAGACTTTAAAAACTTACCAAATGAATATTACAAAATACACCTGCAAATGTACCCTTGATAAAAAACTGGGTCACTTTGTACACGTGACTTTCTCCCACGGCTTCGGCTTGTACGGGCAAACGTCGCCGCATTCCCCTGAGGATAACATGGAGATCCACGGCTGGACATTTGAGCCAGAGGACATTGACATGGAGTTATATCCACAAATCACCCGTTACAATCTCATGCCTCTTGTTGCTGAGAATGAAATAGACTGGACAATTTTAACAAATCAATCACTTTAAAAACAAACCAAAGATGAACAATTCATTAGAGCAAGCAAACAATCTTCTAAATTATTACGAAGAAACCGTTATTAAACTTAGGCAAGAAATCAACAAGTTAAGCCTTGATAGCCAGAACGATTGGCTTATGTCTTTAGATATGTATATGTATTCGCTGAGATATACATTTAAATTAGTTGATTCTTACAAAGTAACACCGATACAATTTTACAAAGATGAAGTTCTGGAAATGATGCACAAATTTGAAAAACACGCGGCAAATAACAAAAATTCAAGAATGTTTAATTTGAATATTAGCATTATTGAATATTGCGGAAATGCTATTAAGGAAATGGAAAAAATACCAACAAAATGATTACAATACAAGAATTTGCATTAAAAGTGTCATTAAGTGTTTGCCCTGACTATGTTCTTGAACCATTTAGATTAAAAAAATGGTGGAGAGATAAAGGAGCGAGGGAACTTGAAAAATACTTTTTTGCAGGATACAAAGTTAATTACGATCAGGAAATAGACTGGAAGGCAATAAGTGACCACAAGAAACAAATGTGGTACGATTCTCAAAATTTTCAAATTCAAGCAGGAAATGAATATTCTAAAAGGCAAGGTTAAATACACGGCGGGCAAAGTGTTTGAAGGTCAATACGGACCATCCATTAACGCCGTGATCACATTGGACAACGGCACGGAGGCGCGCGTTTACGGGAAAGCAGACGATACAAAGTTAATGGCATTGAAAAAAGATGACGCCGTGACCGTTATCCACGACGGCAAAAGTTACAAGGTCGCATTTGACATGGTCACAGCGAACGAAATACCTGAAAAGGTACAAACACCCACCGAAGGCGCAAACGTGCAGCAGGCGGCAAATGTACCGCTTAAAAACAACGGTAAAATGACACATGAAGAAATAACAGAGAAGGCCACGCTTATGACCTCGGTTTACGCTGACATATTTCACCAGTTGCAAGCCTCAGGACTTGAGCCTGCCCAGGCGCAACCTGCCGCCGCCACGATCTTTATTCAAATCGGAAAATATTTTTAATCAATTTGGTACGTTTTTTCCCCAGCCTGAAACATGGCTGGGGTTTTACCGCGCCGCAAAACAAAAGAAACATGACAGAGCAAGAAGAAAAAGAAACGTCGCTGGAATACTTTTATGACAAGGTATTAGATGCCTCCGAGTTTTACGAAAGCGAATACCAAGCCATTGTCGATGCTTTGAATGAGGCAAAGAAAATGTATGCCGAGGAAATTATGAACGCCTATAAAGACGGTTGGATAAATGGTGCTGAAGTATTTTTTAAACCTAATGAAAATATATAACCATGCTACTTCCAAAAAAATATATATCAGTCAGCCAGATAAACCTTTGGTACAGTGACCGCCAAAAGTATATCGACCGTTACTTTTTAAACCTTCCCGAAGAACCATCCATTTACATGGATTTTGGCAAACGCTTTGCCGAGGACACGGAGGCGTTTATAAAAAACGGAATAATCATGGAAACCTTTCCAGATTTTTACATTGACAAAATACAAGACTTCAAAGGACTTGAGGCTGAGAAACCGATAAGCCTAAGTATAAATGACATTCAAGTCGTTGGTTATATTGATGCATGGGACAGGGAAAATAACCGCGTTATCGATTTTAAAACCTCAGGGAGACCGTGGACAATGCACACGTTGCACAATAGCCTTCAAATGAAAGTTTACGCGCTGGCAATGTTTGTAAATGGTGATACGATTCCCGAAAGCCAAATCAACTGGCTGGGAACAAAAAGAACGAAAAACGGCTTATCTTTTACGGGCGAAAGTTATGAATTAAATCATACCTTTGAAATGGATGACTTACTCAAAGCCATTGTTTTGATTGAGCAAACTTGTAAGGAAATAAGCGAGTACTACAAAAGATTTTTAAATGAATGAGAAAAACGAAACAAGGGGGCTGAGGTTTAATGATAAAAAAATCAGGTATGACTTAATCCCCCCGTTGGCTAACCGCGAATGTGCCAAAGTTTGGACAAAGGGTTTGGATAAATATCCCGCTGGAAATTGGGAAAAGGGTATGCCATGGAGTGAGGTTATCGCCTCTGCCTTGCGTCACTTGGAAGCCATTCGCATGGGTGAGGACATTGACCCAGAATCAGGATTATTGCACGCGGCTCACTTGCAATGCAACGCCCAAATGTTGACTGAATATTATTTTACTAAAAAGGAATTTGATAACCGTAAAAAATACGATAAATGAAACAAACGGCAGTTGAATGGGTATTGCAAAAAATACTTTTAGAAAATGGAATAGTTAATTCAGATATTGAACAAGCCCTTAAAATGGAAAAGGAGCAGCATGAAATGACTTTTAATGAAGCATTAAATGAAGATTCTAGTCTTTCGTTTGAAAAATATTACGAAGAAACTTTTGAAATTAGCTTCTTTATTTGGAGGTAAACCTAAACAAGAACTTAAAAAAAAAACAAAAACGAAACAAAATGATTTTAACCGACAAAACCATCATTGACGAAATCACCGAAGGTAACATAGTTATTGAGCCGTTTAACCCTGAGAACCTTGGTACTAATTCCTACGATTTAACTTTGTCAAATACCTTGGTACTTTACACGGAGCGCGTATTGGATGTGCGCAAGAAAAACCCATCCGCACCCATGATTATTCCCGATGAAGGATTGATTCTCCAACCTGGCATTGTTTACCTTGCTTCCACGGTGGAATACACGGAGACCATGAAGCACGTTCCAATTATCCAGGGCAAAAGTTCGCTCGGAAGGCTCGGCTTATTTGTCCACGTGACAGCAGGATTT